CGGCGGTGATTTGGTGGATGTCGATCATGCTGCCTCGGATGATACCGCAGGTTTCGGCCCCGGGGTACCGGGCTTGTTGGGTGCATCCAGGTCGGCCATACCAAGCTCCTGCATCTTGGACCGCTCTCGGGCTCGTTGGGCGAACACCTTGCGCCAGTCCTTGCCCAGCCGGGCGCACTCGTCCTCGTAGGTGGATAGGCCCTTGTCGATCCGGGCGATGGCTGCGTCGGTTTCCTTGCCCTCGTCGATCTGGCCGCGCGCCGCGCCGATCCACTCCGCCGAGGTGTAGGCATCGCGGTGGCCCGGCAGGTAGAAGTCCGCTCGGGTGCGGCCGGGAGGCAGGGGCAGATCGCCGCGGCTGATCTCTTCCTCGATCCAGTTGCCGTAGACGAAATTGGCGACCCGATCGGCGGTGCGGCGCTTCTTGCTGACCATGTGCCGCCACGACTGCATCATGCTGGCGCGGGCGGAGCTGTAATTCGTGTTCGTGAAGTCGCGCGAGAACTCTTCGTAGCTCAAGCCGAACGCGCTGCTCAGGTGCATCAGCATGCGGCGCTCGAAACCACTGTCGCCCACCTGACCGGCGGGGTAGAACTTGAGCTTGGTGCCCGGATGCAGGTGGGGGATTTTCACCCCGTCGAGCTGGAGCGACTTGGCGTTGGTGGCGTAGGCGGCCACCGACTGCATGTAGCTCATGAGAGGGTTGTTTGGGTCGGAGATGTTGCCCGCGCCCAGCGACCCGAACACCACCTCGGACGGGAGATCGGACTCGATGGCCGCGGCGTACATCGCGTTGGTCACAGCGTTCTGCAGCACCACGTCGCGGTACTGCTTGGTCATCTTCATTTCCTTGAGGACCGACACCACCGCAGAAATACCGCGGTTCATGTCCGGCTCGGTCTCCTCGAAGATGTGTAGCACCTGCGGGCGGCCCCAGGGAAGCTCACGGGGCACCGTGGTCCAGTTCCAGATGTCGGCGCCCACGTAAGGGTCGAACCGGTGGCCATTGCGAATGCTGTAGCTGACCGGGTACCCCCACTTCGGGTGGAGGTTGACGCCGCGGCGCCGGGTGAGAGTGTCTTCGCCGTCCTGCGGGTTGCACAGGCGCGAGGGGGACAAGCAGTTCATGGCGGTGCTGCACGGGCGGCCCGCCTCGCGCACCCACTCGGCCACGTTCAGCACCTCGCCCGTGGCCATCATCGTGCTGACCGCCAAGCGCACCATGTCGGTCAGGGTCTTGCGGCGGCGCACGTCAAACCAGGCACTGTCGCTGTCTGCCAGCAGGTTGAACTTGGTCTCGGCCGCAAGCTGGAACTCTTCGGCCCACTCCTCCGGTGCGCCCAGGGCGAGCGCGTTCGGGCGGGCGTTGCAGACGTACACCGCGCCGACGATAGAGTCCTTGGTGATGTCGACCGCACCCTGCACGAACCCGTCGCTGCCGATGCGGTCTTGCGTGCGGGCATCCAGCAGGTCTTTGTCCGGGCCGAAGCGCACGTCCGGCGGGCGCATGTCGGGGAGCCAGGTCGCCATCTCGCGCGTGTTGCGCTCGGCGCCGGCCAGCCCGCCCCCGAAGGACATCTCTTTGCCGTGTTGGTCAAGAAGCTTCAAAACCACACCCCCATCGGGCCGGTGATCGGCGTGGCGGTGGGGTTGGCGATCTCCGTCTTCAGCGCGCGGATGTAGGCGGCGAGCTGGAACGCATTCGCACGGTTGTACTCGACCCGCTCACCGTTCTGGTCCACGACGACGAGAGCTTGCCTACCCGTCATGATCGCGTGGTAGGCGTCTTCGGCTTGGACCAGCCGCGATGCGAGTGATAGAGTGGCCATGCCGCGAATGTACCACGGCAGCACAGGAGATCAAGATGGTGGATTTTGACAAAGCGTTTGACCGCCTGCTGGGCCACGAGGGCGGCTACACCGAGGGCAAGGGCGACCCCGGCGGTGAAACGAAGTGGGGTATCAGCAAGCGCAGCTACCCACATCTCGACATCAAGAGCCTCACCCGAGACGACGCAAAGGTGATTTACCGCCGGGACTTCTATGACCGCGTGGCGACCGCCTCGCCCGCCCTGCGCTACCAGGCGTTCGACTTCGCAGTGAACTCGGGGATCAACACCACGGTGCGCAAGCTCCAGCAGGTGCTCGGTGTGGCGGACGACGGGGTGTGGGGGCCGGTGAGCGCCGCCGCGCTGGCGCGGGCGGACGAGTCGGACGTGCTGATGCGCTTCCTAGCCGCGCGCATTCGGTTCATGACTCGCTTGAGCAACTGGCAGTTGCATGGTGCCGGCTGGATGAACCGGATCGCAGGCCAGCTTGACTACGGCGCGGAGGACACGCCTTGAAGGCGCCCGAGAAAAAGCCCCGCCGGGACTCCGAGCGGGGCTTTGTTGCGTCTGGGGTCAGCGTCTTGGACACGCCACGCTGTCAGCGCACATGTCTGGACCGCATGTCAGGCACGGCCTGACCATTTTGTCGGCGTCACCAGAATGGTCCGGCGGGAAGTCTCCGAGGCACCATCCGACCATGAGGCACCCTTCGCAGGCCTTGCCGCCCTGCCTGCAGTCCGGGTCATCACTGGCAGCGAATGCCTCCGGGCTACCGATCTCCGGCACCATTGGGAGCGGATCCTCCACATGGTCCGTGCGCCACTCGGACTTGATCGCGCTGACCAGCGGGGCGCATTGGACGCGCACCTCGTCAAGCGTCGGTAGGTCGTAGCGCGGCGGTGACAGCGGCTGGCCGATGCAGATCGGAACCCCATTCAGGTCGCAGTCAACTTGCCACTGCCCGTCTGTTCTTGCGGTCTTGCTCATGCCTTCACTCCCTCGATGCGCAGCAGGTGCGCCAGTTCGCCAAACTTCGACTCATACCAGTGCGGCTGCGTCTCGCGCTGGTTTTTCGGGCTGCTCACGTTTTTTCCGTAGCGCAGGCCCGCATCGGTCAGGCTCCAGAAGTACGCCACACCCTTGGTGCTTGGGCGGGACTTGGCTTCGAGGATGCCCAGATCCTTCAATGCCACGTTGCACGCCGCTGCGCTGACCTTGTGGCCGTTGCGTTTGAGTAGCGTCGTCAGGGATGCGGTTGTCTCGCTGCTGCCAGAGATCGATCCGGTCGGCGCATCGATGGCGTAGACGGGCACAGCCGGCAGCAGGTGCGGAGCCACGATTGCCATTGCTCGGCTCATCACATCCAGCCGCGCCGATCCTTCGAGGCGCAAGGCATCGGCCAGCACGCGCATCGTCTCCATGTCTTCCGCGCTGCTGGTCTTCTGCGGCTGCATCGTGTACCCGCCAGTCCGGCGGATCGACGGAAGCACGTCTTCGAACACCCACCGCTCGAACTCCTGCGCGGCCGGCAGGCTGCTTGAAACGATCAGGCGCAGAACGTCGGGCTCGGTCAAGATGCGAACGTCCTGAAGTCCGCCTGCAGTCGGAAGGGGGTGGTAAATCGCCACCCCCTTGCAGTGCCGCTTGATGGCGTTCACGGTGTCGGCATACCCCAGCCGCTCGGCAACGTCCTTGCCAACAAAGCCGGGCTCGCCATTCGGCAGGATCAGCGAGCGGATCGCCTTGCCGTCGCCAGGGAACACGAACGGGGTCACAGAGGTAAAATTCTTGTCAGCCATCGCTGAGTCCTTTTCAGTTGGTGGTTAGGAGCCCCGCAGTGCGTCAACACTTGCGGGGCTTCGTCATTGTGGCGCAGACCTGGTGCCGGCGCGATTGAAAATAACTATCGCTCGACCCCGGGCTAAACCCCGGGGTTTGCCGCTCAGTCTCGATCAGCCACGGCGCACCTCCAGCCCGTTGGCGGCGATGACGGCGGCCTCGATGGCACGCGAAAGCGCCAGCGTCTCCCCCCATTGTTGAGGAAGTGGCTTTGTCACTTTGCGCACTTCCAGGATCTGCTCATCCGTCAGCAGCACCGCCTGGCGCCCTCCGCCCTGCTTGCGCACACCAGGCCAGCACGCATCGCAGGCGTGCATGTGCCGACGCTCGCCGGATGAGTAGTGCCACGGATCGGCGCACTCTGCCCCGCACACGTCACATACAAGCGGCTCATCCTTGCGCTCACCGGTCGGCAGGTGCGCCAGCGTGCGGGCTTCCAGCGGCGACGACAAGCGGGCGCTCATCGTCGGCTGCTGCACGCTCTCGACGTACAGGCGCACGGCCTCGGCCTGGCTGATCGCCATCGCCTGCGCGACTGGCTGGCCGTCCTGCTCGACGGTGTAGAGATTTACGGCGCGCACTCGGGTCGCTGGGGTCTTGGTCATGGTCATTCCTCGGTGTGGCCGCGCAGTGCGGCCGTGTAGTCGTTCACGATGCGACTGAAGGCCACCAGGTCGCGGGCCAGTTCGTCGATCGCCTCTTCGTTGCGCTGGATTCGGCGCACGGTCAGCGCGCGGCCGATGCCCTCCAGATCCGGCGCCCACAGCACCAGGTCGCACCACTGGCGGTTCAGCAGCCACAGCTCACCGTTGATCTGGTCGATGTAGTCGGCGCTGATGCCGTCCACGACGCAGCGAAACAGCGTATCGCTGCTCACCATCGTTTTCACTTCGATCAGCCCGTCATCGCCAACCAGGCCGTCAGGCGACACGCCGAACTCGCGATCCTCGGTGCAGAAAAACCCGCACTGCGTCACCAGCCGGCCCGTCTCCAGTTCGTATGCGTTGCGTGCCGCGTCCTCCTGCTCGCTGCCGATCCTCATGGCGAGGTTCTGCACGCTGGGCAGCGTCAGCCCGCCGCACCGCTCGCGCGCCGTGTCCATCGCGTAGCGGATGGCGGCGGCACTGAGCTTGCCGGTCTTCAGCTTCTCCCGGGCCAGCGCGAACCGGCTGCCCGTGATGACGCCACGCCGGCTGGAGAGCCACTCATCCGACCCTTGCGGGTCTGTGTACTCGATCAGCATGGCTCAGTCCCCCAGCGCAGCACGGAACTCGTCCACCGACTGTTCAACAGCGGCAGCGGCCACAGCGGGCGGGCTTGCTGCGTGGTCGGCATCCGCATCGGCGGCGGCCTGCTTCATCCCGTCGTGCAGCGGCGCCAGCAGCTTGCGGTCGTCACGCGACAGGCCGGCGAAGAACTCGCGGTAGGCATCCACGCCCAGCAGTGCAGCCTCTTCGGCCCTCACGCGCAGATCGTCAGGGCATGGCGCCGGCGCAGCGTCAACGCGCTTCAGATCCCCCATGTGGCGCGGTGCGGTCGATGCCGGCGCGACATCCGCCAGTTCGTCGGGGGTGTAGACCCCAAGGATCGCCCCCGGGCAGTACAGCCGCGCCCAGTTCTTGACCTGCAGGTAGCCCATCTGCTGCTTCGGGTTGACCTTCCACAGCGGGCTGTTCTTCGTCGTCACATCGGACGACT